ACCATGGCGGGTGATCTCGCCGCCAAGCGCGACCAGAAGCCCTGGCAGGTGATGCAGCAGAAGCAGACCGACGGCCGCAGCTTCCTCCCCGGCGCCGGGTCGAACCAGCCAAAGCCACGCGACGGCCGCGCGCAGACAGCGCAGGGGAATTCGGCGTGCATCGCGCGTCATGCCGCCACCGGCAGGTTGCTGGGCTGCGCGCTCGTCACCAGCCGGCGGATGTCCTGGCGATTGAACTTGAAGGTCAACAGCGCCGAGGCCTGATAGCGGGTCATGCCGAGATCCGCCCGGACCGCAGGCGGGAGGTGCGCGAGTTGCTTGTCGGTCGGCGGCTCCCGCAGCCAGCGCCGGCTCTTGTGGGCGCTCTCGTCGGTCTCGTAGGCGTTCAGCCAGTCGTCCGCCGCGGCGAGCGCCACCAGCCGCTCGCCGATGGACAGCAGGCGCGGCCGCTCCTCCTTCGCCCCGCCGACCGCGTGCCAGGCTCCGTTCAGGAAGAAGATGCCCGCCCAGCCGTTGAAGCCATTGGCCAGCAGCGCGGCGTCATCGCCGAACAGATCGCACCACTGGAAGGCAGAGCGCCGGAGGAGATCAATCTCCGTCATGATGAAGTCGGTGAGCGGCGCCGTCTCGCGCCCACGGGGTTCGAAGGCGTGCCCGCAGATCGGGCACTCCATCACTGCGATCGGCACCTCAGCCTCGCAGGAGGGGCAGGTCTTCGTCGGCGGCTCACCTTCGCCGGGCTGGCTGTCGAGATCCACGTCTTGCTCCAGGCAGCCGTGGATCTGTGAGGAGATGCCGAAGTCGAGGACGATGCAGTCGCGCTTGACGATGCCGGGATGCTCGACCGGATCGACGGTGCGCAGCCCGCGGCCCACCATCTGGATCATCGTGCACTTGAACGAGCTGGGCCGCAGCAGCACGACGCAGGAGGTGGGCGGGTGGTCCCAGCCCTCGGTCAGCACCGCCACGTTGACGACAATGCGCGCCTCGCCCTTCGCATAGGCGGCCAGGACGGAGCGGCGCTCGCCCTCCGGCATGTCGCCGGTGACCACGACGGTGGGGACGCCAGCCGCGTTGAAGGCAGCGGCGACGTGCTCGGCATGGGCGATGGTGGAGCAGAAGGCTACCGTCTGGCGGCCGCCGGCCTTCTCCTGCCAGTGCTTCACCACGGCGTCCGTGACCGGCACCGTGTCCATGACACGGGCGACCTCGCCCATGTCGAAATCGTCGCCGCTGCGGCGCACCGCGCGGAGCTCATCCTGGACGCCGACATCGATAATGAAGGTGCGGGGTGCCACCAAGTGGCCGGAGGCAATAAGTTCGCCGAGGCGGATCTGGTCGGCAACGTTGGAGAAGACCTGGCGCAGCCCGATCTTATCGCCGCGGTTCGGTGTGGCCGTGACGCCATAGATGCGGCAGGCCGGGTTGCGATCCAGGGCGCGGTCGATGATGCGGCGATAGCTGTCGGCGACGGCGTGATGCGCCTCGTCGATCACCAGCAGGTCCAGCGCCGGCATTGCCTCGAGGTTCGCCTGGCGCGTCAAGGTCGGCACCATGGCGAAAGTGACCTGGCCGCCCCAGGATTTCTGGCCGGCATCCACCACCGAGGTCGAGACGCCCGGGTTCACGCGACGGAACTTCGCCATGTTCTGCGTCGTCAGCTCATCCCGATGCGCGAGGACCGCGGCCTTGGCGGCACTGCTGCCGATATGCTCGCCCACCGCCGCCGACAGCATGATCGTCTTGCCGGCGCCGGTCGGGGCGACGCCGAGGGTGTTGCCGTGCTCGCCGAGCGCACGAAGGCTGCGCTCGACGAAGAGCTTCTGGCGGGGGCGGAGCATCATGCTGGTGCGGCCCTCCCTCAGCGCGCCCAGGCGGGACGCGGATCGGTGCCAGGAGCGGGCTGCTGTGCCGAGGCCGGGAAGGCGCCCTGGTGCATGGCCGGCGCGGCGGGCGGCGCCGTGTGCGCGGGCGGGGCGTAGCCCTGTGCCGGCGGGGCATAGGCCGGTGGTGCGTATCCGGCCGGCGCAGCGGTGCGTCCCATCGCCTGCGCGTAATCGCGATGGTCCGGCGTCACCGCCATGCGGATTTCGTTCTTGGTCTCGCCGCCCGCATCGGTGCCGTGCTCGATCTTGGCCACGAACTCGAGGCCATCGAGATCCGCGAAGCCACCGATGCGGCGCGCCGCCTGCGCCTGGGGCGAGACATCCTTGTCGGAGATGCCGCGGGCGGAGTTCAGCATCCCGCGCAGAAAGCTGCGGCCCATCCCCGCCCATTCCGGCCCCTTCGGGCTGTGGAGGCCGATCAGCGTGAAGACCTTGCGCTTGGCGTAGGGTCCCTCCAGCACGGTGAACTCGCCATTGAGATAGACGGCGCCAGTGCTGCCGCGCGTGGCGTAGCCACCAGTCCAGCCCTGGCTCGGATCGTCGAAGCCGCCGGGGCGGATGGTGAGGCGGACCTTCGCCAGCGTCCCCTTGGGGATCAGGTTCGGGTTGGACTGAGCGTCGTTGTAGTCGTTCCAGGCAGCCATGGTGCTTCTGCTCCGATCAGGTGTTGGGGGTGGGGGCGGGCAGCGCGATCGACGGCGCGCCGTGCACGTCGATCGGCGGCGATGGGCTGCGGATTTTCTGGAAGAGCTGCCCGAGATGCGGCGGCTCCAGCATGTCGAGCCGGCCGCTGCGATCCTTCGCGGGATAGCCCCAGGGGTTGAGCGTCTGGCAGACCAGACCTCGGAAGGATGCGACCGCAGGCTGGCCGGGAGCGGCGTCCGGCTTGATCTCGGCCAGCGTCATGACCTGATCGACGATGCCGGGCAGCTCGAGGCCGGTCTTGCTGCCGTCGATCTGCGGCACGAAGACGCGGCGATTGAAATCGTCGAGCTTCTCGTCGAGGATTCCGACGAAGATCACGTTGCGCCCGCGCGCATGCTGCAGATGCGTGAGCCAGGCGATCATCTCGCGGCCATGCAGGCCGTAGGCGCCGCGAATGTCGGGCTTGCCGGTCTTCTCCGAATGCGCCTCGGGCTGACCGCGGCACCACTGGAAGCAGAGCCGGCCGGCGACCGTGATGCTGTCCACGAAGATGGTGGCGAAGCCGTCCATGCGCGCCGGATCGCCATAGGCCTGCAGGACGCGCGCATACTGCGCGGCGGAATAGGGCTGGTCGTCGCGCAACGCGGGGTTGGGGCCGGCCAGGAACAGCGCGAGGTCGCGGCATTCCTCCCAGGTGCGCGGGCGGATGGATGCGCCACGCCAGTGCTGCACGGCGAGATCGCCCGCCTCGAGGTCGATGAAGAGCGTGCTGCCCTCATCGAGCGTAAGGAGGAGGTAGGTCTTGCCGATGCCGCTCTTGCCGAAGATCACGGCCTTGATGCCGCGCGCCTCAGCCTGCCGCTCGTCGGCGGTGATGATGCGCAGCGCCATCAGCGGCCTCCCCGCAGCGGGATGACGCCGGCGGCATGCGGGCTGTCGCGCAGCGCCGTCTCGGACATGATGGCGAGGCGATAGGTGGCGCGGCCGATGCGGACCGTGCGTGCCGGCTCGAAGGCCTGGCGGATGCGATCGGGCCAGGCGGTATAGGCTCGCTCAGAGACCTTGAAGCTGACCTCGACGTACTGGCCGGGATCCTCACCGCCGGCGCGGATTTGCTCCGACAGCGCGGCGAGCCGCGCTTGATCCCAATCCACCTTCTTCGGCAGATCGACCGCGATCTCCACGGCGCCGTCCTGGAAGCGGACCGTGCCGGTGTCCTTGCCGGCAGCGGCACGGGCGCCGATGGCGCGCTGCTCGTAGCGGAGCGCGATCGCGGCCTCGATCCAGTCCTGCATGCGCTTGGCGGCATCCAGCGCCTCGCGCGCATCGGTCTGCAGCAGCGCCAGATGCTCGGCGGGCAGCGCGATGACGTCGCTCACCTGCATGTGGCGCAGCGCGTCGAGGGTCGGGCGGTTGGTGCGGAGCGCGTCCATCACGCGGCCTCCGCGAGCAGCATCGGCAGGATGGCGGAGGAGGCGCGGCGCGGGCGACGGCGGGCGACGAGGATGTAGTCGTAGTCCTCGTAGCCGTGGCGGCGCTGCACGATGTCGGCAAGGCCGAGCTCGGCCAGCTTCCAGGCGCGGGCCGCCAGGCGCTGCAGCGCGGTGCGCTCCGGCTCGGGCAGGCACTGCAACTGCGGGCAGACCTGCCGGGCGAGCGCGCCGCGGTGGTAGGTGATGCTGTCGCCGGGAGCCGCGGCGCCCAGCCAGGCGCAGAGGGAAGCCTCGGTGAGAGGCGCCACCACTGCGCGGATGTCGGTGATGCTGGTGTCCATGACAGCCATTACTCATCCACCTCCAAATCCGTATCAGGCGGCGGAGGGGATGCCGGCGGCGAGCAGCCGCAGGCGGATTTCCCGGATGCGGCGATAGATGCGCATGCGCGGCATCGTCTTCTGCTCGCCGAACTCGTGCGGCGTGTGCTCGCTGAGCGCTGCGCAGAGCGGGTAGTCCTCGGGGGCGACTGCGCCGGCCGCGCGCTCCAGGTCGAGGCGGCGTTCCAGCGCGCCGATGGCGTCGGTGGACTGGCCGCACCACGCGCCGTATCCATCC